CCCTATGCTGCGTTATAACGGGCAGTAACGATTGCTTCAGGACGAAGAATCTTACGACCGTATAGATGCATACCACGAACAATGTCAGCAAAGCTGTCAGGGTCACGGTATTGTTCTGTCTTGTTGATTTGCTCGGCAGTTGCTACAGCAGAATCATGACCAGCGACAATAATGCCGCAATTTGTCAATTGGTTAGCTGTACCTGCTGTACCTGCTCCAGTGCCTAGTGCTGGCAGATTGGAAGAGGAATATACACGAAAGCCATGGAAATTGTTAATGGACAAACCATTACGCAAACCACCTGATTCACCGAAATCAGCATTCATAAAACGGGAATCTTCATCAGCGAGGATTTCCATGAATACTGGATCGACCACTAGCCAGCGACCTTGTGAGTCAACCTGCTGTTGATCTAGCAAACGTTTCATGCGTGAGATAATCATTGCAGGGGAAACGGTAGCTGTTGGTAGCGAGGTAGCACCCGGCATACGTGCAGTCACAGGAATTGAGTGAGTGCCAGCAGAGGCAGTAGTGATGTTACCAAAGTCACCTTTATGAAGCTGCATAGATGCAAGCAATTCATTCGCCCCGGCAGAGCTTACAGCTTTAGTACCATTAACAGTTGTGTTAAGAGTATCAGCTTTGCTGTGCAAAGAAGACTGCTTGTAGCCAGACATATAACCAAGAACTTCTTGGTCATGGTTGTCTGCCAAACGATATGCAGCACGATTAGTTGCAAGGTCCATGAAATTTATATGGGAATGCGCCTCTTCAATATCGTCCATCTTAAAAGCAAAATAGTTAGCTTTATCAATGACTAAATTAAAATCGTCATCCTGCAAATCTTGTGCTGTGACATTTGTGCCACGTGCATATTCACTTACAGAAATCTCAGGTTCTTTAATGATCTTTACTGTATCACCTTGTGATGCAATTTCACCAAAATAATCTGAGTTAGTAATATCACCTACAATTGTACTCTTGCGAAAAGCAAGCTGTACTTTTTTTGAATAGATTACTGGGCTAAAGTTACCATTGGGTAAATTGCCATAACCTGTTGCGGTTGTAAAAGCCATGGGATAAATCCTCCTATTGAAATTGTTTGGCTTAGGTTAAGCTAAACATCTTAGTCAAGAGGCTGAATTTTTCTAGGGTGCAGTAAGAGTAGGATTGGCCAACCCTAAGATCACTGGGCCTGTACTTAATCAGGTAGTTCTTATTAACGTGTTTAGACTGTAGTAAAAAAGGATAGTATGCGAGGTTGTCTATTAAGAGGCTCTTTAATACTATCCCTTAGTTATATTGACTATTGAACTAATGTCAATAGCTATTATCGGGCTTTGCCTGATATATCGTAAATAAATTTCCCTGAACGCATTGCTAGGGTAATTTCTTCTTGATTCTTTTCAAAGTCTTTATCTGACATATTAGCAATGTCTGACTCTTTAAACGTACCAGCAGACTCAGCAGTGTCAATAGAAGTCTTACTTCTTTTATTAACAACAGATGCTGCTTCTTTTGATTTAATTTTCTTTGCTGAGTTAGTCATGCCCTTATCAGATTTATATAAATCAATAACACGAACTACTGAAGCTGGATCATCGGCATTCTCATAGAGAGCATCTTGAACCCACTTAGGTTGTTCATCTGCCCAATCATGAAATGAATCAGATTCTTTTAATTCATCAAAGTCAGAATGGCTTTTTTTAATTTGTAATTCTGATTCCATACGTTGGCTCTCATAGTTAGCCTCGTCAATTTTCTTTAGTCGTACATCAGCTTTACTAAACATCTCTTCTGCTTTTTTAGTAGCAATAGTTTCTACTATACCAGCAACATCAGGGTACTTAGCAGTCCACTCAGCAATGTCTTCGTCTGACTTAGGTAAGCTAATAGAAGAGTTGTTCATACGTCCTTCTACTAAATCTAACCTTTCTTTCCACTCAGTTTCTTTTTCACTCATGTGGCGTCTGAGATCACCATATCGTTTTTTAAAAGATTTTTCTTCTCTTGATAACGTTTCTTCTTTATCTTCTGTATCGGACGTTTTTTCTTCTGTAACTTCTTCACTGCCTTGGAGTTTTTCAAGTTCTTTTTCATCCTCTTCAATACGTTTACGATTACGATTATTATGATTAGAGTTTACAAACCCTGCATTCTTAGGGGTTTCCATTGTTTGTAGTTCAGGCATAGTTATTCCTTTATGTTGGGGTCAGCCTTAGCTGAGTAGCCTTATAGTTATTATTGTGTTAATTATTTTTTCTTTTTAGTCATTAAGCCGCCTTTGGCTCTACCGCCTCTGTAATTACCTTTTTTTGCATTTACTTTTGCTATTGCTTTTACTGCATCAGTGTTGTATGTATTACGTTTTGAGGTTCCACCAGTTGAGTTAGTAACTTGAGTAGTACCTGTTTTTGCAGCCTCAAATCCAAAATCATTGTTTTGATTTCTATCTCTTCTGGCTTGCAATTGACTTGCTTCACCAGCTGCTTGTTGAGCTTTTTCTACAGCTGTCTTATTAAAGTTTTCTGCACCTGTTGTAACTTCCTTAGTTGACTTAGAACTACCTGATCCAGTAAATTTATTCCACTCTTCTTTGCTCCATTCGCCATCTTCACCTGCAAACCTTCTTGTTGCAGCCCTTGCTCTATTACCGCCTGAAAAGAAACTATCTACAGTTTCTTGATTTAAACGTTCATCTGTTACATATTTTTCTATGTCCCCGATTAATATTTCATATTCAGCAGGTTCAATTTTTTGTGCTGCAAGTGCAAGTTTTGCTGCAGCATATGATTGTGAAATATTATTATACTTAGCGCCTTCACTAAAAAATCTTACTATTGGCATATTTGAAACTATATTACCAAGTCCTGTTTGACGTTTAGAAGGTTTAAGTTTACCAGATATAAAATTATCTAGTTCATCATAATCATTAAAATTTGCATCTTCATACCAAGGCTTCCCTACTGCTTGCCCTTCTCCACCCCTAAATGGATCATCTTCATCTTCTCTACTGCCATCATAGTCTTGAATAGGTACACACTTATTATTATGATCACGTACTTGACCTATAGGACAGAGTGGTAAAGGATTTGGATCGTAACCACCTACTGTTGATTCAGGTTGAACCTCTGGTGTTGTAACAGCAGGTGTTGTAACAGCAGGTACTGCTGAAGCTGCTTGAGTCATAAGACCGGGAGTAAGGTAATTACTAGAAATATTTGTAGGTTGTGTAATATCATTTATACTATAGCTACCCATGTCTGGACCAGTATTAGCACCTACTATTGGCATCAAAGTTTCTTGAGGTTTATTTTCTTCTTGTATTTGTTGAGGTGTTTTTGTTGCGACAGTAGTAGGAACACTTATACCACGTTCTCCTAACATCCTCATTAACTGTGGGTTCTGAGATGCAGCACTAGAAATTTTTGCAATAATGTCATCTATCTTTTTAGGGTCACTGTACAAACTACTTGTTTGAGTTCGTTGACCTACATCACCACCTACTGCCATTTTGATTGGCATACCGCCAGCAGCCATACGTTCATTAACCATAGGGTCTGTCTTAGCAATATTAACAAGCCTATCAATCATGCCGCCTTGAGCTAGTCCACCTGCAGCCATACCCTGAGTTGAAAGCATTTTTTCTATCTCTGCAACATCAGCATCTGATATTTGATTTTGATTAACAGGCATTTGATTTTGATTAGTAGGTATTTGATTTCCAACAGGAATAGGTTCTCCACCTATCCTACCATTTTCTTCCATAGCTTGCAAGCCCTGTTTTGCTTCCATACGTAAATCTTCAAAAAACTTTACACCAAAGAACCGAACAACATCAGCAGGTACTACATACTCACCCTCAGATAATTGTGCTGGAATGTCATCACGTACTTCTTTAGCAAGAGAACCTGAAGGTATTTCATTGCCTGACACAGGGTCTACATTCATGCCATCATCTCTAATGCCACCCTCTTGTAACATGTTCTGCATTTCTAATTCTTGTTCCATTGGTCTTACTACGCCCCCTTCGGCAAATCTTATTTGTGAGTTCTCTGGTAAATCTAAATCATCAAAATTAATTATCATATAACCTTTTTGACTTTCAAACTCTAGTCCATCTAACTTACCTACTCTAAAGGAAACTCTATTATTTGTTTCTGATTTTAAAGTTTTTAAAGTTTTTAATACTGAATCTACATATG